ATAAAGAAAAGTATGAAAAAGAAAAGAGGGAAAGGGCAGAAGAAGAAGTTGCTGCCTAAAGATGAAAAAAGCTGAAAAAATCCATATGGATAAGGTAGCAAGTCTTGGATGTTATTGTTGTGAAAGACCTGCTTCCTTACACCATATTAGAAATAATGGAAAAGGTAATGTTGGAATGGGAAGAAAAAGTTCCAACTATGAAGTTATTCCTCTTTGCTATGACCATCATCAAGGCAAGTTTTCAATTCATATGTCAAAAAAAACTTTTATAGAAAAGTTTGGTACAGAAAAAGAAATACTTAAAAATATATTAGAAAGATTAAGGCAGTTTGAATGTCATTCCTCAATTCTTTAAGTCTTAAAGATAGAAGACGTTTAAGAACAATAGTTAAGAAAACCCATTTAAGTTATTATCCAACACACATGATTACTGATTATGAAGCTGATAAATTAGTAGAAGCTCTTGGTGAGGAAACTATCTACAATATGCTTAAAACTAATGTAGGTACTAATGTCGATTAATTTTCAATATAAACCAGAAGGACAAACATTAAAAACCTTTATGAAGTCTAATGACTTCTTTAGAGGAATGAGAGGGCCAGTTGGTTCAGGTAAATCAGTTGCCTGTTGTATAGAAATATTTCGTAGAGCATTACTTCAAGAGAAGAATAGAGAAGGGAAAAGAAGAACAAGGTGGGCGGTAATAAGAAACACAAATCCACAATTAAAAACAACAACAATTAAAACATGGTTAGATTGGTTCCCTGAAGATGTGTGGGGAGATTTTGCCTGGTCTGTTCCTTATACCCATAGAATAATAAAAGGTGATTTAGATATAGAAGTATTATTTCTAGCTCTTGATAGACCAGAAGATGTAAAGAAATTACTATCTTTAGAACTTACTGGTGTATGGATTAATGAAGCTAGAGAAATACCTAAATCAATTATAGATGCTTGTACTATGAGGGTAGGAAGATTCCCCTCAATGAGAGAAGGTGGAGCAACATGGTATGGAGTTATGGCCGATACTAATGCTCCAGAAGAAGATCACTGGTGGCCCATAATGGCAGCAGATGTTCCTGTACCAGATCACATATCCAGAGAAGAAGCTTTAATGTTAATTAAACCTGATAACTGGTCTTTCTATTCGCAACCACCTGCGTTAAACGAAAAGAAAGATAAAGATGGAATGACTACTGCTTATGATCCAAATGATCTTGCAGAAAATAAAAAAAACTTAACTCCTAAATATTATTCAAATATTATTAGAGGTAAAACAAAAGGATGGATTGATGTTTATGTTTTGAATAAACTTGGATCAATCGAAGAAGGTAAACCTGTCTATCCAAATTTTAGACAAGAATTACATTGTGCTGTCGAACCTTTAGAACCAAATGTATCACAACCTCTATTTATAGGAATTGACTTTGGATTAACCCCTGCAGCAGTCTTTGCTCAAAGATTACTTACGGGGAGATGGCATATCCTAAATGAGTTAGTTTGTTTTGATATGGGGGTGATGAGATTTTCGGAATTACTCAGAGGAGAAATAAGAAAATACTATAGAAATTATGATGTTCAAATCTACGGTGATCCTTCAGGAGATTTTAGATCACAAACAGATGAAAGAACTCCTTTTCAAATTATGAGAAACTATGGATTAAAAGCATTACCCGCTCCATCTAATGATGTTGCTTTAAGAATAGAATCAGTAGATGCAGCACTATCTAGACTACTAGATGGTAAAGCTGGTTTCTTGCTAGACAAAAAATGTATTAATTTAAAAAAGGGTTTTAACGGTGGTTATCATTATCGAAGACTTCAAACATCAGGAGATAGATATGATGAAAAACCATTTAAGAATAGATACTCCCACGTTCACGATGCTCTCCAATATTTAATGATGGGAGCTGGTGAAGGTAGAACACTCCTTTCAGGTAAATCACAAGCTAAACCTACTATTGTTAAAAAGGAATGGGATGTATTTGCAGGGCAAAAAAGAAAGACAAGGAAAGTATGGGATCTATTCAAGAGGAATGGTTAGTTTATTTTTCCAATGAATTAACTAAAAGATATGCTAAATGGAAATTAATTTTAGCTTGGTGGTGGAAGCCTCCTTATGGTTTTAGTCATTGTGGTGCTTTAAAATATATTCCTAAATTAGATATATGGGAACATATTCAATTTACTCACGCAGGTCTTAGAACTTCAATACTTAATAAAGATGAAGCTAGTGAATTATTGAGTAAATTATATCAATTTGAAATATTAATTTGTCCTATTAAAAACGACTGGCATTTATTTCGAATTAAAGAATTGTCCTGCGTATCATTTATTATGAGATTAATAGGATTTTACCGATGGTGGATTATCACTCCCTATCAACTATATTGTGCGTTGCTAAAAGCTGGATATAAGCCATTTTGGAAAAAAAGGGAAAATCATGGCAAAAAAACCAAAAAAACCTAATGAGATCATTGAAGCTATTGAAGAATTACGTTCAGAGGAAGAAGATCTATTAGAACAATTAAAAAAAATAATTAATCCTGAAGATGACGATTTCGATGAAAATGGTTTTGATGATTTTGATGAGGAAAAATAATGAGTAATGACGGAGATCAAGGCGCACAAGGATCAGATGCAGGTTGGGAAAATACAGTAGATAAAAAAGGAAAAACTATAATTAAAAGAGATGATGAAGTTCAAGCTGATATAGCAAAAAGAAATAAAAAAAGAGAAGAAGAAAAAGAATTTGTTACTATGGGGAAAACGGAAAGATCTCCATTTATGGTATTAAATTTAGGTTTAGATGCTTTTAATAAAGGATCTGTTCATACAAGGCAAATGTTTAAAGATAAAGTATTATCAAAAAAAGGAGTTACTTACGATGGTACTAAATATTCTAAAACCGAATTTGAAGATTTAGATCTTGAAAAACAAAATGAAATTTATGAAGATTTTTTAGAAAATAGAATGACTGGTAAAACAGATGCGTATGGAAACCCCATACAAGGATGGAGAAGGGAAAATATTAAACATACAGACAAACATGGTAATGTAACTACTAAAGTTGTTTGGCAAGGAGGGCCTGATGAAAACGATCCTGCACCTACAAGATTAACAGAACAACAAATAGAAGCAGAATCTGCAGCAGAAATGAAAAAAAGTGAGAAAGAAGAAGCAGCAATTACTGAAGAAGAATATAAAAAAAGAAGAGGATTAAAAGGATCAAGATCAATGTTTGGTCATGCAGGTGGTCGTGGTTATTTTGATCCAGCATAAAAAATAAATGGAATATATAGAAACAGAAGACATTCAATCATATGGATCAATAGATAAAGCTACTGAGATCCTTAAAAAATATAAAGAAGCCCAAGGAATAAAAGATTATTGGAAAGATAAATTCGAAGAAGCTTATGAATATTGTCTTCCTAATAGAGAATCTTTTTATAATGAATCCCCAGGACAAAAGAGAACAGATAAAATATTTGATGAAACTGCTGTAGTTGGAGTACAAGAATTTGCATCAAGACTTCAAGCAGGAATAACACCAACGTTTGCTAGATGGGCAGATTTTCAAGCAGGTTCAGAAATTCCACAAGAACAAAAATCATTTATCAATCTCGAATTAGATAAAATTACAGATTACGTATTTCAACTTTTACAACAATCTAACTTTAACCAAGAGATACATGAAGCATTTATGGATCTTGCTATTGGTACAGGAGTTATACTTGTTGAAGAAGGTGATGCAGTTAATCCAATTAAATTTACATCAGTACCTTTAACAAGAGTATGTTTAAATAATGGGCCTGATGGAAAAATAGATACAATTTATAGAACAAGAATATGTAAACCAGAAGAAGTAAAAATTCTTTATCCAAAAGCAGAGTTACCAGAAAATTTTGACGTATTAAAAAATAAAAAGAAAGTTAAACTTATTGAAGCTATTTATAAAGTTTATGAAGAAAATGTAGAAAAATATAAATTCTGTGTTGTTATGGAAAATCCTAAAGCAATTATCTTAGAAGAATTTTATGAAGGCGAAGGTTCAAATCCTTATTTAGTATTTAGATGGAATAAAGCATCTGGAGAAGTATATGGCAGAGGGCCTGTCTTTAATGCAATGGGAGCAATTAAAACTTGTAACCTTACAATAGAATTAATATTACAAAATGCACAAATGTCAGTAAGTGGAGTTTATACTTACGAAGATGATGGTGTAATTAATCCTGATAATATTTCCCTAGTACCTGGATCTTTAATTCCTGTAGCACCTGGATCTAAGGGCTTATTACCAATTCAGGCAGCATCTAATTTTGATGTTGCCCAGTTGGTACTAAATGATATGCGTCAGAATATTAAGAAAGCTTTGTATATGGAAGCATTAGGAAGACCTGAAGGAACTCCTATGACTGCTACCGAAGTTTCAGAAAGAATGGCAGATCTATCAAGACAGATAGGTTCATCTTTTGGAAGACTTCAATCTGAATTAATTAATCCATTATTAAAAAGAATTATTAGAATTTTATCTAAACAAGGTAGAATTGACATCCCTAAAGTTAACGGTAGGGAAGTTAAAATAGCTCCACGTTCACCTCTAGCACAAGCTCAACATTTACAAGATGTTGCAGATGTAACTAGGTTCAATGAAATAATAGCAGGTACATTTGGCCCACAAATGATTAATTTAATTGTGGATCAAAATGAAACTGCAAAATATTTAGCAGAAAAAATGAACCTTCCTGAAAAGCTTATTAGAGATGAACAAGAGCAAAAACAATTATTAGATCGTTTACAACAATTAAATCAAAGTCCAGAAGAAGGAGGAGAAGCTCCACCAGGAGCATAATATGACATGGGATTCATTAAGGAAAGAAAAACCAAAAATTGCAAATAGTGTAGATGGATATGTTAGAACAGAAGCTGATGAAGCTAAACTAAACAAACATTTTGCTACTCTCTTTAAAGGAGATGATGGCAAAGTTGTTCTAGACTACTTACAATCAATAACTACTGAAGCAGTTGCTGGGCCTAATATAACTAGCAACCAATTATTTCATATTGAAGGTATGAGATTTTTAGTAGGAATAATCAAAACAAGAACAAAAAAAGGAGAACAAGATGGCAGATGATAATGTTGAAGTTTCAGCACCAATCGCTACAGATGCACCTTCTGAAGCAGCAAAACCTGAATATGTGCAGGATAAGTTTTGGAATGAAACTACTAAAGAAGTTAACATAGAAAACCTTGCTTCAAGTTATAATACACTTGAATCAAAACTAGGTTCTAGAACAGAAGATCTTTCTAAACAAATTAGAACGGATATTGAATCCGAAAGAATGAAAAATGTTCCAGAATCTTATAAACTTAATATACCTGAAATGGAAAATGCAAAAGTTTCTATTTCAGAAGATATGCCTATTGTTCAATGGTGGGGAGAAACTGCTAAATCAGCAGGTCTATCACAAGAACAATATGATTCAGGAGTTAAAGCATTTATGAATAATGCTGTAGCTAATTTACCTAATCCAGATCTTGAAAGACAAAAATTAGGAGATGCTGGTAAGGAAAGAGTAGAAGCTGCATCCATGTGGTCAAAGAAAAATTTAACACCTGAAGGTTATTCTACAATAGCTGACATAGCTGGAACCGCTAATGGAGTAAAAGTTATTGAAGAATTAATGAAACTAACAAAAGATACAAGTATGCCTACATCACCAACACAAATTGATGTTACCGCTACCTCTGATGATTTAAAATCAATGCTAAATGATCCTCGTTATTGGGATAGCTCAAAACGAGATCCTGCATATGTAAGACGAGTAACGGAGTTATATGAGAAGGCGTACAAAGGACAAAGCAACTAAAGCTAAGTTTAAATTTAAAAAATTAAAAAAACCCTTTAAATGGCTAGATTGTGTTTCTCAAACAGGTTGGTTAACTACTGCTGAAATTGAAGCGGCAGTACCTGCTCAATGTATCACAGGTGATTTTTGGGTTTATAAAAATACAGATGATTTTATTACTCTTTTTGGTACTTATTCTTATGATGAAAAAGGTGCAATAGAATTTGGTGAAGTAATTACTATTCCTAAACAATGGATTTAATGTGCGTTGCCAACAATATCCTTAATACAATATTTCTTTAATTAAGACCTTTAGAATGTTTAATGTTAGCCCTTAATTCAAGGACAACTTTCCTCTGCATTAAAAAGATAATCGGTAATAATAACAACTAACAATAAGGACATAATACAATGGCAAGTTCAATAACAAATGCCTTTATTACTCAGTTCGAAGCTGAAGTTCATATAGCTTACCAAAGAATGGGAAGCAAATTGAAAAATTTAGTTAGAACAGTTAATGGTGTTAATGGTTCTACTGTTAAGTTCCAAAAAGTTGCAAAAGGTTCT